GCTGACTATTCGGCCATAACCACTTGGGGTGTTTTTAACAATCAAGATGAAGGTCAACAAGCTATTTTACTTGATGCTCAAAGAGGTCGTTGGGAGTTTCCTGAACTTAAAGAAAAAGCACATAGATTAGCAATCAGATACAACGCAGATAAAGTATTGATCGAGGCCAAGGCAGCGGGGATCCCTCTATACCATGAACTTTTTAGAGTTGGGATTCCAGTTACGAACTGGACACCGTCGCGAGGAAATGATAAGTATGCAAGAGTACATTCAGTATCTCCTATTTTTGAAGGAGGTAGAATTTGGGCTCCGATGCATAGACACTATGCACAAGAAGTTGTTGAAGAATGTGCATCTTTTCCGCATGGAGATCATGATGACTATGTGGACTCAACAACACAAGCAATCATGCATTTAAGAGGCAGTATGGAATTGGTATTATCGGATGATGAACAACCGAAACCAGTTCAAAAGGAACGAATAGAATATTATGGTTAAAAGTGCAATTGTCGGTAGAATTATTCAACTAGCACAACGTCTGGGTGCGAACCCTAGTAAATTTGCTGGTACAAGATCTAACATTACATTCCTGGGCAGCGGTCCCTCAAACGAGTTATTTAGTCAATCGCTCCGTATCAACGAACTACCCGGGTTATTTGTAGCGGGGACCGGGAAACTAAAACCACAAATATTAAGCAAGGTAGACAGTGGTGCTGCTTTCGCCATGGCCGGTAAATTATCGACACCACAACTTAAAACTTTAGAAGCAAGTTTTAAGGCTATGGATAATTTAAGATTAGGACTTGTAAAACCTAGGGGCATTGTTAACACAGAATCTTTTAGAGAACTAGGTAGACGTGGTGCAAAAGGAAGTGAGTTTAGAGAAATGGGCATAGCGTTAAAAGCTCAAAAAGCAAAAGGATTTAAAGAAGCTATGGAAGCAGCCGATGATTTAATTATAGAAGGTTCAGGTGGTTTAATTACAAGATCACAACTTAAAAATTTATCTCCAGAAGCTTTAAAAAATTTAAGACTAGAATATGCACCAGACATCATGGCTAGATTCTTCAAACCTAAACTAGCAGGTGGAGGTATGATTGTAGATGACATGGGTCTTGCAAACATACTGGCGGTGTAATGGAAAGAATAGGTCGAACTAAAAAAACATCAGTTTATAGATTTCCTAAAAAAACTAATCAAGGTAAAACACTTTATTATAAATCATTAGATGCTTTTGGAACAGGAGCCTCTAAAGAATATTTAGAAAGTATTAATCCATTTCCTGAAGGATCCGCTAAACAAAAAGCTTTTATTGAAGATTTAAAAAAACAATTTAAATATCCATTAAACAGTCAAGCAGCTAAAGATGCTGGAGTGTTGGGTAAAAATGAACTCGCTAAAAAACACGGTATAACTTTTAAACAAGCTACTATTCAAATAGAAAAATATAAAAATAAATTAAACTTAGATTATCCAAAAGGTGAGTACGAAGGTAAAGCGTATAAAAAACTTAAACAGAAAGAGAGAAGAGAAAGAATTGCAAAAGTTTCAAAACCTGCAGAAGAAACAAAAATTGCTAGAGCAAAAGGTGTGTTAACTGGAAAGAAATTTTCAAGAGATCCTATCAAAGGTATTGACTTAGCTCATAGAGCAAGTTTAAAACAATTAAGTAAATTCAACGCTCCATTATTAGCACAGAGTTTAGGGTTAGATGTAAGAACTATAAACTCCGAACTTATTAAACCGTTTGAGACAGAATTAGAAAAACTTTACAACAAACAAAATAAAATTGTTGAAAGATTTAAAGGTAAAAAAATTCCCCTTAGTGCTCAAAAAGAAATAAGCGCACTTAATTTAAAAATTTTAGATAAGGTTGCTGAAACAAAAGGTGTTCTTCAAGGTGTATTAATGAACGAAAAAACAGGAGGTCTTGCTAGCGTGCAAGGTATCAATCCACGAAATACTTTTGGTATGGGTTTATTGGATGATGTTCCTATTCGTACAATGACACCAGAGCAAAGAGCTATTGGATTATTAAATTTTCCAGAACAAATAAAACAACAAAAAGCCCTTGGCCAACAAATACGTAGAGCCCTGGTCGGTGCAGCAAGTTTAACACCAGCAGGTAGATTTGCAAAAATAGCTAGATTTTTAAAAAAAGAAGGTGGTCCTGCAGATGGAACTATGATGGTTGATATCAAATCTTACGACCATTTGGATAGATCAACTTATCCATCAAACAGTATACAACGAGAGGCTTTATTTACTTCACCTATTGAAGAACCTAAGAAGAGATCGGCTATTTTAGATTTAGAGTTAGTATGATCAGAAAACTAACTAAAACCATACCCCCTAAATCAGGTCCACAACCACAGGGGTTGAATATTGAATATAATACTGTTAAGAATGTAGGATTGGAGAAACCAAATGGCAGAAGACAATATCGACAAAGCTCTACCCAACGTGGAGCAAACAATAAAACTACCCAGTGAAGATGAACTTGTAGAGGCGGCGGAGTCTACAGAAGACGTTCCCCCGAACCCCGATAATACGGAAGTCATCCAAGGTGAAGATGGTAGTGTAGAAATTAATTTCGAACCAGGAGCCGCGAGTCCTGAAGGTGGTGGCGATCATTACGCTAACTTAGCAGAATTATTACCTGATGATGTTTTAGATGATTTAGGATCAAGTTTATTTGATAACTACACACAATACAAAGCATCAAGAAAAGATTGGGAAGATGGTTATACCAAAGGTTTAGATTTATTAGGATTCAAATACAAAGATAGAACACAACCCTTCCAAGGTGCAAGTGGTGCAACACACCCTGTATTAGCAGAAGCAGTTACACAATTCCAAGCACAAGCTTATAAAGAATTATTACCAGCACAAGGACCTGTTAGAACACAGATCATAGGTGTATCAGACAGAGCCAAAGAAGAACAATCACAAAGAGTAAAAGATTTCATGAACTATCAACTGATGGATAAAATGAAAGAATACGAACCTGAATTTGATCAAATGTTGTTTTATCTCCCTTTATCAGGTTCTGCTTTTAAAAAAGTTTATTACGATGAACTTTTACAAAGAGCAGTTTCTAAATTTGTACCAGCAGATGATTTAATCGTGCCATACACTGCCACATCATTAGATGATGCTGATGCAGTGATGCACACGATTAAGGTTTCAGAAAACGATTTAAGAAAAAAACAAGTTGGTGGATTTTATAGAGACATAGAAGTTAATCCATCTTACATGCAAGAAACAGAAGTTGAAAAGAAAGAAAGAGAACTTGAAGGTGTTAGAAAAACTAGAGACGAAGATATTTTTCAATTAATTGAATGTCATATAAATTTAGATCTTGAAGGTTTTGAAGATAGAGATGAAGCAGGAGAATCTACAGGAATTAAATTACCTTACGTTGTAACAATTGAAACAGGTACAAGAAAAGTTTTATCTATTAGAAGAAATTTTAAACTTGATGATCCAACTAAACAAAAAATCCAATATTTTGTTCATTTTAAATTTCTGCCAGGACTTGGATTTTATGGTTTTGGTTTGATACACATGATTGGCGGGCTCTCAAGAACTGCAACAGCAGCTCTCCGTCAATTACTAGATGCGGGTACCCTTTCCAATCTGCCCGCAGGTTTTAAACAAAGAGGCATCCGAATAAGAGACGATGCACAATCGATTCAGCCCGGTGAGTTTAGAGATGTAGACGCACCTGGTGGTAATATTCGTGATGCCTTTTTACCTTTACCTTTTAAGGAACCATCAGCAACTCTTTTACAATTAATGGGTGTTGTCGTTAATGCAGGTCAAAGATTTGCATCAATTGCTGACATGCAAGTAGGTGATATGAACCAATCAGCAGCCGTAGGTACTACAGTTGCGTTACTTGAAAGAGGTTCACGTGTAATGTCTGCTATACACAAAAGATTGTATGTTGCAATGAAACAAGAATTTAAATTATTAGCAGATGTATTTAAAACATATCTACCACCAGAGTATCCATATGATGTTGTAGGTGGACAAAGAAATATTAAACAAACAGATTTTGATGATAGAGTTGATATTGTTCCTATCGCTGATCCAAATATATTTTCACAGACACAAAGAATATCTATGGCACAAACAGAGTTGCAACTTGCAACGTCTAATCCACAGATTCATAATTTATATCAAGCCTACAGGTCAATGTATGAAGCGATTGGTGTAAAAGACATCGATAAAATTTTACCACCACCAAAACAACCTATGCCAATGGACCCAGCTACAGAAAATATACTGGCTTTATCTGGAAAACCTTTCCAAGCATTCAAAGGACAAGACCACAGAGCACATATTACAGTGCATTTAAACTTTATGGCTACAAATTTAGCTAGAAATAACCCTGTTGTACTAGGTTCACTTGAAAAAAACATCTTTGAACACATTTCTTTGATGTCTCAAGAGCAAATTGAAATAGAATTTACAGAAGAACTACAACAATTAGCACAATTACAAGCAAATCCCGCTCTTGCACAACAAGATCCTAACGTTCAACAACAAATTTTAGCACTAACTCTAGCAATGGAGTCTAGAAAAGCAAAATTAATTGCAGAAATGACGGAAGAATTTAAAAATGAAGAGAATAGAATCATGGGTCAGTTCGGAAATGACCCTGTTGCTAAATTAAAAGCTAGAGAACTAGATTTAAAAGCAATGGATGACTCTAGAAAAAAAGATGAAGGTGAAGAAAGGTTGAATTTAGACCGTATGAGGGCTATGATGAACCAATCTAACTTTGATGATAAGCTAGAACAGAATAAAGAACTAGCAATGTTAAGAGCTGGAGTTAGTTTAGCTAAATCTGGTGCTAAAAAAGTTAAAATTGAAGAAA